CTGCTAACTTCTTAAAAACATCTCTTAGAGATTCTTTATCAGCATTAACATCTTCAATAAATTCTCTTAATGATTCGTTCTCGCAAACAAATTTAGCTCCACTTGTAAAGACAGTCTTTTGAGCCAATACACTTCTATGTGTAGATGACTTTCTCTTTAACTCTGCTAAATACTGAGGAAATAAGTTATCTTCTCCAAAAGGAACCCAATCATTATTAAGTGATTTAAGGTCTTTTACCTCAGTAATACTAGGTGGAACTGTTAAATCAAATACTCCGAACTCAAAGGTGTTATTCTTCTTCTGAGTTTTTCGTAATTGTTGTTGCTGCTTTTTTGGTTGTTGATTTTTTGCTAGTGCTTTTTTCATTTACTTTATCAGTTTTATCTATACAATCAGTTATATTCAATACTTCATAAGCGTAAGCCAATTCTGACTGACTTAATTCTCTCCTAAAATCTACACTTTCCTTACCTGCAAGTCTTACCCCATAAGATACTTTACTATTTATTTTATATTCTGCCATTTCTAAATATATATTTATCAAAACTACATTATTTTCTTTATTACAATCACACATTTTCAAAAAGATATTAATAAGAAAGTGTTATTAACTAACACTCTCTTATAAATAAATATATTATGCAACTACCCCTGTATTCATTATTAACCCTGTATCTCCAACAAACTGAATAGACCCTAAGTAATTTCTAGGAATCTCATATTGAGTTGCTGCTATAGTTACAGTAACCCCAATCTCATCAGAGAAAGCTGCTCCTGTACCACCTTCAACAGAAACTAATCTTGCATAAGTTTGATTTCTATCATTGTCCCCTTGATTTTCATACTTTTTTGAAACTCCTATAACTTTATTGTGAAATTGGTCGCCTGATGCTGTTGTTGTTCCTGAAGTCATATCATTATTATCTATAATTAATGCCATCAAACATCCACCATCATCAAAATCATGTATTCTTGCAAATTCTGATGCTGTTAATCCCGGTATAAACCAAGATAAAGTACACTCGTAAGTTGTAGTATCTTTTCCTTCATTTGAGCCTGTTACTGTTAATGAAGAAGATTCAATTCTACTCTCATATACACCCCATACAGCATTTGATGAAGTTGTTAAAATTGAGTCTATTGCGTGTTCGCCTGCTGTAGCAGGGTCAGTATAAGCCACTACATCTGCTGCTAACCATTTTCTTATTGCTATTGTTCTTGTTCCTCCTACTGCTTGTAAGTCAGAGCAAGTTACTGCCATACCATCTGTTATTGCCATTTTTCTTTATGTTTTAATTAATTATTATGTAGTTTTAGATGTACCTGCAGTAGCGAATAGAGTTATATTTCCTGTATAAATTCTTGGAGCTTCCCATTGCTTACAAGAAAGAGTTACAGTATATCCACTATCATCATTATATGCTGCTCCTGTAGCTCCTTCTACTGAAGTCATACTAGCATAAGTTTGATTACGAACAGGTACTTTCTCATTTTCATACTTCTCGCTTACTCCTAATACATAATTAACTCCATTATTACCAACAGCTATTGCCATCATACAAGTGTCCATAAGACCTTGCAATGCAGCAGACTTTGCTGTGTCCATCACAGGCATCATAAATGTCAAAGAATTTTCAAACATTGTAGACCCATTTTCCTTAGATGCTGTTGAAGTAAAAGTAGGTAATTCATCCTTAAACTCATAGTTAAACCAAATTGCTGTATCAGGATTATCTGTACTAGCAGTATCACTAATACTTGTAATTGAGTGAAGTACATTGCTGTTAGCGTAAACTACCACATCTGTAGACTTCCAAGTTCTAATAAGTATATTTCTGATACCTCCTGATGCCTGTAAATCAGCACATCCTATATTAATTCCTTTTGTTATTGCCATTTTATTCTATTTTTTTAAAATTAATAAAAGTATTTAGGGTGAGATTTCTCCCACCCTATTTACTGTTAGATTAGTCTACTAAACAAACTCCATTAACTAAAGAGTTCCAACCATACTCAAAGCCCATAGTAAATCCTGCTCTAATATACATATTGTCAGAAACCTCATCATAAATCATTTTCATTTCGTTAGAAGGAGCTGAAACATCAGTACCTATAAGTAAGTTTTCTTTAGCTACATAGATACATCCTGCAGTTGCATCAATTGCTGCAGTTGCTGCAGTAAATAATGCAGGGAATTGTGGCTGATTAGCGCCTGCTGATAAAGTAGTTAAAGCTACATCCCACTCATACATAGGAACTAATTCTACACCTCTAAAGTATAATCTTGATTTTCCTGATTGAGCTTCTGAATGTCCGTAATCAACTGAACCTGCTGAAGCAACTTGAGTTAATGCACTATACCATGCGTTGTAGATATTTGGAGTACAGAAAATTCTTTTCTCTGAAGCAGGTGTTTGTTGTAATGCAGAAGGAGCAGTATTAAATACAGCTTCTAAAGCAAGAACAGCATCTGCTGCAGGTAAAGTAGCTCCTACAGTAACATACTGAGTTGCTCCTGCACCTAAAGTTCCTTGTACTTCTCTTAATTGAGTACCTCCATTAATTGCATTTCCTGCTGATAATTTTTTCCATAGTCCATCTCCCATTGAGTCGTAAGTACAGTCAAGAGCAACTACTCCTGCTGCTGTATCTCCTGCCCACATATTTCTTACCATGTCAGACTGAATACCATTTCTTACTCTATCAATAATTACCTGAGCTAATTGCGTTCCTGTTAAGTCAGGCATATTAACACCATTTCTATAAGACTCTACAATTATTTGGTCTTTAAACTCCTTCCAACATTGAACTTGTTTTACAGAAACATTCTCTACCATAATCTGCTTTTGGATTACTGTAAATCCTGCAGGGTTGCAAGTATTTGTTGTTCCACAACCATCATTTATTGCAGTAATACTGCTTAATGAAGGAGCCATTACTATATTTTGCTTATACTTCACATTTGGATAGATAGTATAATTTCTCATAATATCATCTGAGTGAAACATTGGTTCTAAAAGAATCTTTGATGCGTAGGTTCCGTTATACGTTGCTCCACCTCCTGCTGCGATTCCATCTACTGCTACATTTGCCATTTTATTTTATTTTTAATTATTATAAATTTATTTTTGCTACCATTCCATTCCAAAATGTAGCGTCTTTATCTTCTACTTTGTTTT